TCTACGATGGCGCGGAACACCGACGCCATTTCCTCGAACGCTTGCCACTTCTGCCACAGGGCTTCCCGGAGTTCGGGGGTCGAGGTCTTCGCCCGGAAGGCTTTGAAGGCTTTGTCTTCCATGCGCTCTTGGACTTCGGTCCACGCGTCCGAGGCCATAAAGGCTTCGACCGCTTTGGCGCGGTGGAGGATTTGCTCGGGGCTCAGGTCAGCCATGATTCCGCCATCGTGTACGCCAGCACCAGGTCTTCATCCTCCAAGGCCATCTTGACCAAGATGCGCGAGTCTTCTTCTGGGTCACCGGGCTGCTCCACAAATCCCCGGCCGCGCACCTTCGGGACCGTGACTTTGGCCGATGCTTCCCCGGTGTAAAGATCGTTGACCGTCAGTTCCAGGTCCTGCACCCGCGCCCGGCGTGGGGGATAGCGGGTGACCGTGTGCTTCCGATGCTTGCCACCGCCTGCTGATACTCCCCCCGGCCCCGTGCCCGTAGCGCTGAATTGCGGGGCGGCGACCGTCAACGCTCCGCTGCCCGTAATGGGCGGGACGCTGACCGCGCCCGAGGCGGCGAGCACGGGCTGGCTCACGGTCAGGGCGGCGGTCCCCGTAATCGGGGGTGCGGTGACGGTCCCCGAGGCCGCAACGGCGGGTTGCAGGACCGCGAGCGCCCCCGTCCCGGTGATGGGGGGTTGGGTATTCGTGCCGGTGGCGGCGAGGGCGGGCTGGGCCACGGCGAGCGCCGCCGTGCCCGTGACCGCCCCCCCAGCTAAGACTTGGGCGGCGGACCCGTTATACCAGAACGCGCCCGGTCCCGTCACTTAGCTGATCTGGCGAATCGAGGCATCGAACGCTCGATCCGTCCCCGCGATTTTCTTGAGCGTCATGTCCCACCCATTCATCAGAATGAGCATGGGGGTGCAAAACACCTCCGACTGGACCCCCTTGATGGTGGCGAGAAAGACCTGCTTCGACGTGCCCCCGCTTTCGACCTTCTCGTAAATACGGATGGCGTATTCCTCGGTCTTCGTCATGTTCGCCTGATCGTCGATCCAGAGCTGGAACACGCCATCGGTCGTTTGGGGCTGGGCTACGTCATAGGTCGCGTTCCGGGGGATCGACAATTCAGTCGTCCCCGAGGGCGTGACGTTGTTCAGCGTAAAGGCTTCGGTAATCGCCATCGTCAGACCCGCGTCAAGATGAAGGACCCGCTGGCCTCCCAGCGGTGGGCGTTCGGGCAGTTCGTGGGCCCGCTCGCGTCGATGTGGACATGGCCGCCGATATCCCCGTTTTTCACCGTATCGGTGCCGGGTTTCGTGACGAGGGTCGCCACGGAGAGGGGCAGGGAACAGACCGGACAATCCAGCACGACTTGGGCCATGGTTAACTCACACAGTGAAGGACGGTGTTGTAGTTCCCGGCATCATTGACGCCGGAGTTCGAGACGCGCGCCGCGAGCCGGCTCCCGCTCGGGATATCGAAAAACGCGGGCATGGGATTCTCGGGCCCCCGCATCATTTCGTTGTCGGTCGCGGCGAACCAGTAGCTCTGGATCATTTCGGTTTCGGTGGCCGCCCCGAGGCCGATGTCGTAGGCATACATCAACCGCGTCAGCGTCGTATCCGTGCCGCATTGGAAACTCGGCACGACGCAGAAATGGGCTTCGGTCGTGGAGGCGGTGATCTGGGTCCATGCCCCTTCGGCGGCGGAGGCGCCGGGGACAATGGTCGTGCCGAAGGGCACGGTGCCCATGCCGTAGGTCGTGACTTTGCGACCCACGCGGAAGGGCGGCATCGCATCCCCACCGTAGAGAAAGACCGAGACCCGCATCGCGGTCGAGACCCGTTGCCCGGCGGCTTGGGCCGCGATCCGGGTCCCCGCCGGAATGTAGAGCGGGAAGTTCCAGACCTTGGGGCCGACGCCCGTCGCGGAATCGGTGGGGCTGCAAAATCCCATGAGGAGGTTCGCGATCAGGACTTCTTCCGTCGCGGCGCCGGTGAGAATATCGAGGGCCCCTTGCGAATCGGTGGCCGCGAGGCCGTAGCCCCCCGCGAGAATGGTGATCCAATAGGCATCGAAGGCTGTCGAGGCAATGAGTTGGACGGGGGTGCCTTTGGTGGCGGCGGCGGCGCCCGTCGTCACCGACGCGCCGTAGGGATTCGCCCCGACGGCCCCGGTATTGTGGTCGAGCTTCAGAATGCCCTTCTGGGGGACCCACAGCATCAAGCCGCAAAGGTGATCGTCAACGCGGAGACGGCCACGGAGCCGCCCACGGTGATCGACACGGAGTTGAGGTTCAGGTCGGCGCCCGAAGTCCCGACGGAGAAGTCCACGACGCGGGTGCCGCCCGAGGTGGTCAGGGTGCCCCAGGTCGCGGTGCCCGTGGCATCCGCCGAGGCGTCGGTCGTGATGGCGTTCGCGGTCAAGACGCCCGCGGAGGCCGCCGGGGCGAAGGTGGCCGACAAGGCGAGTTCCGCGAGCTTGACCTGCGCGCCCAAGGCGGTGGCGACGTTCGTCGGCTGCGTGCCGTCGTAAATCCGTAACAATCCGCTGGCCCCGATGGCCGTGGTAATGGCATCGAGAAACGTGTGCCGGTTCGCTTGCGAGTAATGCGGGTTATTCGCCATCGGGGGCCGCTTCCTTTATAGGCTCAGGGGGTGGCAGGACGGTGCCCGTCCCTTCCACGATGGTTTTCACCACAGGATCACTCATTCGCCCTCCGTAATGTCCACGGTCATGGCTCGGCCATCCGAGCGCGTCATTTTCATCTTCTTCTTTTTCGGTTTCCCATTGCCCTCGCCCTTCATCGCCGCGATTTTCTCGCGGCTCGTCATTTCCTCGCGGGCGATGTTCGCCTCCAGTTGCTTGATGGCGAGGTCGGTCGGGTACTTGGCCTGCAACTCCGCCGCCCGGAGGGCGATATCGGCTTCTACCTTGTCGCGTTCCCGGTCGTCGGTGAGGTGCATCCCTTCCCGTTCCAGGGCCAGCTCCGCGTCTTTCGTGGCGAGCTGGGCTTTGAGGTTTGCCATCTCTTGCGCCGCGGCAATCTGGGCGATCTGGAAATCCGCCTGCTGTTTGGCGAGGGAGGCTTGGGCTTTCTGCATCTCCGCTTGCGCCAAGACCATGTTCGGGTCCGGCTGCGGGGGAGACGGAGGCGGTTGCCAGTCCAAGGGCACCGCCGAGAAAAACTTCGTGGTATCCCGAAAGCCTTGCAGCTCCAAGAGCGTGGCGTAGGTGTGGCGCAGTTGCCCAATCCCACACAGCGGATTCGACGGCCCCAAGGTTTGGAGAATCTGCTCTTGTTTCGCGGCGGTCGCGACCAAGACCCCGAGTTTTTCCTGCGTGCCCAAGGCGACGTTGACCGAGACATCCATTTCGGCATCCCAGGCTTTGGGATCGACGGAGACGTATTGATTCCGCAGGCGCACGAGGCGGGCTTTGGGGTTGTGCTCGACCAAGAGGCCCAAGAGCCCCTTAAAGAGTTGTTTCATGCCCGTGCCCGCGAAGATGCGGGCGATCAATTCCAGTTGTTCGGAGGCGGCTTGGACGGTCGCCTTGACGCCCACTTCGGGGGTACTCTGCAACGCATCGGGATCGAGCGTCGCGGGCATCGGCCCGACCCGCTGTTGTTTCACGGAGTCCAGATAGCCGAGGAGGGGGAGCAATTCCGCCCCGACGAACTCGTGCTTGAACTCCATGATGACCGTGCCGGGGGGTTGCTGGGTGCGGATGTTCCGGTTCGGCGCGGTCGAGGCCAAGTCTTGGGCGTTGACCTCGCCTTCCATGTAGATGGTATCGGGGTCGATGGCTTTGGCCGCGGAATCGTTGATGGCGCGGAGGATCATGCTCTTGATCTTCTGCAAATCCCCCACGCGGTCCTTGATACTCTGGCCAATCAAGACATGGGGCTCGGGATCGGGGCAGAAAAAGGCGAACGGACGCTCCGGGACGGGCTCCGGGTCCCCCACGAGATGCAATCCTGAGCCGAGACAGCGACATTTGACGAGTTCCGCTTCGCCGTCGCCGTCGATATCCAAATACGGGTAGGCTTCGATCCACAAACTCAGTTCCGCGGCTTCGTCGGTCGCGGGTTGGGTGGTGACGATCCCCCGGCGGGCGACTTCTTCGATGGATTGGTTGATATCGCCCGCGCCGCCGCCGTATTCATCGATTTCCTTGGCCGGGACGCCCATCGCGATCAACTCGCTGCGGGTTTTCTTCGTGCGGTGGGCGACGAGCGAGGCGTCTTCACGGTTTCGGGCGTCTCGGCTAATGAGGATTTCTTCCGGGGGGGCGCAGGCGATCTTGGCCACGCCTTCGCGGCGCCATTGTTTATAGGTCACGTCGCGGAAGATGACGCCTTGGTCGGGGATCTCCGTGACCTTCGTCACTTCGATATCCGGGTCCGCAAGGAGCTGCTCGAATTGCAGGACATCCAGGCGGGTGCCGGTGTAGGTTTTGTAGGTCGAGCGGTCTTCCCACCAGTATTTGATGGTCCCGAGCTTCCGGACCAGGGCGTCTTTCCACGCGCTGAACAGTTCCAGGAAGCCGTTGTTGTCCTGATCCAAGACGACTTCGTTCACGAACTCTGTGGCTTGGTCGGCCAAGTCCACGGCGTCCTGGATGTCTGCCTCGGACTTCGGGCGGGGTTGGTATTCGACCACATGGCCCGAGGTAGGGAAGAACATCCGCACCAAACTGGGCAGCATGGCGAGGACGGTATCCCGCAAATCCGTCAAGACGATCTGGGAGCGCCCCGGGATTTCTTTGCCGAACGGCTGGCCTTGGTAGTAGCGGGTGGCTTCGGCGCGCTCGGGAGAGAGGGTGCCATCGACGTAGGTCACCGCGTCATCCACGAGGGCTTTGACGGCGTACTGAATCTCGGCGGGCGTGATTTTCTCAGGCATCGGTCACCACATCATCAAACAATTCATATCCTTGCGTCCCACAGGAACATGGCTGAAACTCCCCGCGTAGAAATCGCAGCAGAAATGACAGACTTCCCTCGAACCACGCCCCCGTTTGACCACATCCCAGACAGCGGTATCCCAACGCCCCCCGGAGGGTGCCGATCCATTCCCCGAGGGCTTCCGGTGAGGCGAAATCATGCAGGGTCACCAGGTTGGGGCCAGTTGCCGCGTGATGGGTTTCCCGCCGGTGCGGTCCTGACTCCGGGCCAGCATGGCGGCCTCGCAAGAAGGCTTGGCTTCTGAAGCCTAGTTCTATATGCGGGACGAGGCATTTTGCTGTCTTCTTTCTCTTGGGTGGCTTGGGGCGATGTGGATTTGTGGCTGCCACTCGCCTGTCTTGACGCTCCTTTGTCCTTAGCCGACGAAGTTGTTTCCATGCCGATGATATGAAACCAGTGGTACCTTCCGGAGTCGCGCGGAGTTCACACCCTTCTTGGCTGTTCTTTGGAAAGACACGCCCTGCGCCGATAATGGGTGGCGCTTTCGGCGGCGGCGACTTAGGGCGCAGCGCGTCGCGTTTCTCGGCGGGCGCATAGTCCGGTGATGCGAATGCCGCTTCGAGTTTTTTCGCGCCCAGGATAGCGCGCCGCAGTTCCTTATTGTAGGCGGTGCGCTCTGGACCGCTCGGGAGATCGGCGCGCTCGTCGCCCCGGAGGGCCGCGAGTTTGGCTCGCGCCTCGAT